TAGCTCTTAATGCTACAACAGGTGCAACATTAACAGTTTCAAATGGTGCGGTTTCCAATGGAAAAAATGCAGTATTACAATTAACTGGAACTATTACAACAAACGTTAACGTAGTTGTTCCTGTAGTAGAAAAAGTTTACATAGTAGACAATGCCACTTCAGGCGCTTATTCAGTAACAGTCAAAACATCTTCAGGATCTGGAGTAGTATGGGCTGCAGCTGACAAAGGCACGAAGATGGTTTATGGTGATGGTACGAACATTGTGGACACAGCTTTCACAGAATTATCTTCTGACTTCTCACCACAACTTTCAGCGGACCTAGACACTAATGGTCAAAATATTATTATTGATAATACAAAATCAATTAATGATGAAAACGGAAATGAGCAAGTTAAATTTGCTACAACAGGTTCAGCTGTAAATGAAGTCTCAGTAACTAATGCTGCTTCAAGTAATGGACCAATTCTTTCATCTACTGGTGGTGACACAAACATTGATTTAAATTTAAATCCTAAAGGATCAGGGGTTCTTAAATCAGCAACAGCTGCAATTAAAATTGCTGGTAAAGAAACTATATGGATACCAGCTACTGCAATGTACGGACCTACAACTAATCCTGCAGATGTAGCTTTAGTAGAAACAACAGCTACAAGACCAGATTTAAATGTATTTGATTTTGATGCTAGTACAAAACAATATACACAATTTACAATAGGAATGCCGAAATCATGGAATGAAGGAACATTAACTTATCAAGTTTATTGGTCTCCTTCTACTACAAACACAGGAAATGCTATTTTTGGTTTACAAGGTGTAGCGTGTGCAGATAGTGATACTATTGATGTTGCATACGGAACAGCTATCAACGTTACAGATGCTGGTATCGGCACAGTAAAAGACCAACAAATTTCAGATGAAAGTAGTGCTATGACCGTTGCAGGTTCCCCTGCAGCAGGTGAGCAATCTTACTTTCAATTTTTTAGAGACGCAGCAGATGGTAGCGATACTTTTACAGGAGAATGTAGAGTTTTGGGTATTAAATTATTCTTTACTACTGACGCGGCTAACGACGCATAAGGAGAATAAAACATGTTTGGATATCAAGTACTAGGTTTTGGTGCAGGATCAGGAAAAAAATTATACAACGTTAGGTATTTAGTTATAGCTGCCGGCGGAGGCGGAGGCGGTGGACCCGGATCTGCAACTTCAGGCGGTGGCGGAGCAGGCGGATACCGTACATTAGCTTGTAAAACTTTTGAAGTTGAAGCTTGTGAATCTTACACTGTAACAGTTGGTGCTACACCAGGTGCTACATCAGCAGGTAGCAATAGCGCTTTTTCTTGTATAGCATCTACAGGCGGAGGAGTTGGTGGTAACCCAGGAGGTACTAACACTCCACAAAACGGAGGATCAGGAGCAGGTCCAGGCGGAACTGGAAATGCTGGAGGATACTCTCCTCCTGAAGGAAACCCAGCGCCCGGCGGTGGCGGAGGCGGAGCTGGAGGACCTGGCTCAGGAACTACAGGCGGACCCGGAGCTGTATCAAATATTGAAGGTTCTTGTACAACTTACGCTGGAGGTGGCGGAGGTGGTGCAAATGGTGCAAATGGTGGACCAGGAGGCGGCGGCCGATCTGTTCACAGTAGTAACCCAGCAATCAACGGCTCAAACGGCTTAGGTGGCGGCGGAGGAGGTCATATGGGCCCTCCAGGACCACACGCAGGCGGCTTAGGTGGATCAGGAAGAGTTGTTATTAGAAGACTTACAGCTTCTTCTTGTACAACATCAGGATCAGTAACAACAAGTGGGGCAGATACTATTCACACTTTTAACTCATCAGGGACATACGTAGCATAATGGCAATTCATAGTTTCGCAAAATTAGATGATAACAATTTAGTTCTTACAACGCTTGCTGTAGATGATGCTGATTGTAACAATGGTGATGAAGCCACTGGAATTTCTTTTTTAACAAATCTTACAGGTTGGTCTAAATGGAAGCTTATCGATCCAGCACAAAAAGGAATTGCGATTGGTGGAACTTTTGATGAATCTGATGGAGATTTTAAACCAAATAAACCAGGTGATGATTATGTTTGGAATAGTGAGTATAAAATTTGGAGATATCCAGACGATATAGCAGCGGGTAAATTACCCGAATAAAAATTCTTTTTAAAAAAGAACATATGAAAGAAAAAGTTTTAGAAAAAAAGATAGCTTACACAGGTGAAGTTACTTTTCCTAATAAGGATAGATTTCCAAGAGAGGTTATAGCTGGCTCAGTATTAGAAAGTTTTTATCTAACTAATAAAAGAAGAAATAATAATCCAACAGATAGTAGATATGAAGACTATTCTGTTCGTCACTCTATAGAAAAAACAGCTTTAAATACTTACTTTATTGATTATTTAGTTGCGTTGTACAAATATAATGCGGTGCCAACAGAGTCGTGGGGTAATTATTTAATGCCTAATGAAAGAACACAAACAAGAAATAATTTTCAATACAAAGATTTAAGTTACATACCTTCTTGTCAAGCGATCTATGGAGCATCAATTGAAAACAGTATTGATGTTGTTTTAGAAATAACTCCATACAAAAAACATATTTTTAAATTAAAAAATAACGATTACGTTATTTTTGATGCGGACATCAATTATCACATAGGTAAAAACAATTCACACAAACCTGCTATATTACTAACTACTTTGTTTGCAGAGTCAAATGACATAGGACAGTTCCTGTAAGATGTATTATAAATTTCCTTATTGGTATTGGAACAACGGAGTTGATGATAAATGGATAAACAAACTTCATAAAGTAGCTAAAAAACAAAAACTAAGAGAAGCAAAAGTAGGTGATAAACTAGAAGTAGATCCTAAGATGCGAGACACTAATATAGCTTTTCTTGATGAGCCTTGGATTCATCAAACACTTCATTCTTTTTTAACTAAAGCAAACGAGAAAGCAGGTTGGAACTTTGAGTGGTTTCGAACAGAACAAGTACAATACACGGAATATCTTTTAAATCAATTTTATGATTATCATGTAGATAGCCATGTTATCCCAACTAAAAATAAAAGACAAAGAAAATTGTCCGCTGTAATTTCTTTAAATGATTCGTCAGAATATACAGGAGGCGAATTTAAGATGATGATAAGTCCACAAGAAGTTAGAGAGATACCTGAATTAAAAAAGAAAGGAACTGTTATTGTTTTTCCTTCTACTATGTGGCACAAAGTAGAACCTGTTACTAAAGGTAAAAGATATAGTTTAGTGGCATGGGCAGAGGGTTTTGATTTTAGATAATGAAAATCATACCTAATTTTTTAGAGCCTAACATCTTCAAAAAAATTAAAGAGACTATTTTTTCTGATCAGTTTCCCTTTTATTATAGTGATCAAACCGGCTCATTAAGTGATGATTCTGATTTTATGTTTACGCATAAATTTTTTTCTGAGAACAGCCAACAGAGTGGTTATTTCAGTAATATTCTCATGCCTATACTAGGTAAATTAAATTTTAATTATTTGTTACGTGCTAAATTAAATTTTTATACAAGAAAAAATAAATTTGTTTATACAGAAATGCATAGAGACTTTGACGAACCTCATACAGTTGCTTTGTATTCATTAAATAAAAACAATGGCTTTACTTATTTTGAAGACACTAAAGAGAAAATACCATCGGTTGAAAATCAATTACTTTTATTTGATGGTCTTAGAAGGCATTGTAGTGTATCACAAACAGACACTAAGATTAGAGCAAACATAAATATTAATTTAAGATAACATGGAATCGTTTATATACTCGGAACAAATATCAGAAACGATGTGTGATAAGTTAGTAAAATTTTATAAAGATAACCCTGATAGATATGTTCCTGATAAATACTGTAAAGGAAAAACTTCTAGTGAAATTATCTTAACTAGAAAAGATAGTATATACAAAGAATATAACAATCATTTAAACAAAGTTTTACAAAGTTATTTAAAAACATATAAGCATGCTAACTACACTGTTAGATTTGAAATATGTCCAACTATAAAAATTCAATATTATAAACCCGGCGATGGTTTTCCTGTTTATCATTTTGAAAATGATGGACAAGACGAATGTATAACAAGGCATTTAGTTTTTATGACTTACTTAAATACTGTGGAAAATGCAGGAACTGAATTTAAATATCAAAAACTTAAAGTCAAAGCTCTTAAAGGTAAAACAGTTATTTGGCCTGCAGCGTGGACACATACACACAAAGGCATTGTTAATAACAAAAAAGAAAAAATAATTATTACTGGGTGGTTTAATTTTGTATAACACAATACAAGCACCTAATTTTTTTGATAAGCCATTAGAACTCATTAAGTATTCTAAAACCCTTAAATTTTATGAAAGTGACAAAACAAAAGATGATCAAAAATGGCCCGGTGTTAGAACAAAATCTATACATTCGTTAAACCCTGATTTATTTTCATTTGTTATTAAGAAGGTTTTAAGTTATTATTATGATATGAAAGAATTAGAAGGAGCTGATATTATAGCTAGAGTTTATTTTCATAAATCAGATAAAAAAACATCTGTTGGTTTTAATAAAACTAATACTATTCACACAGATGAAAAGAATGTATTGGCTGGTTTAATTTATTTAAATAAAGGTAATGATATAAATACAGGAACAACACTGTACGATAAAGACAATAACGAAACTGCTATTTTTTCAAATTGCTTTAATACTATGATCTGTTATGATGCGCAAAAAAATCATGGTCCAACTTCGTTAGACTGTGCTAGATTAACTGTCCCCTTTTTTATAGAAAGGATAACTAAAAAATGAGTGATTTATATAATTCAATTTTATTTCCAACACCTGTATGGGATGTTCAGGACCCATCATTTGTAAAACCATTAATTAAAACTACTGATCCTTATATTAAAGAAGCTAAAGCAAGGAACAAAGAATCTAGCAAAATTAGGGACAAAGATTTAAAAACTAAATTAGGAGATTTTGGTTTATCTCACCACTCTACTAAATTATACGATGACCCACGATTTGAAGGTTTTATTAATCTTATTATGGCTACAAGTAATAATTTTTTAAAGGCACAAGGGTTTGATTTAAGTGCATACAAATTAAAATTAAATGAGTTATGGGTTCAAGAGTTTGGATCTAAAGGCGGACATCATTCTTCTCACATGCATTATAATCAACACGTATCTGGATTTTATTTTTTAAAGTGTTCAGATAAAACATCTTATCCTATATTTCATGATCCGAGACCTGGCGCTCTTATGACTAAGCTACCTTTAGAACAGAGCAAAGAAATAAAGATGGGGTCCTCTTCAATTAATTTTAAAATTCAACCAGGAACTTTTATATTCTTTCCTGGTTACTTAACACATGAGTTTCCTATAGATTTAGGAATAGATCCTTTTAGATTTATTCATTTTAATGTTCAAGCGGTGCATTCAGATATTACAAAATGAGTTGGCAATATGACTATTGGTATGTAGAAAATTATTATTCTGCAAAAGAAAGAAAAAAGATTTCAGAATATATTGAAAACAACCATACAGATATAGAAAAACCTGATGCAGTTGCTATGGACAAAAACAATGCATCTAAAAAGAAAGCAAATACTCTTCTCATTGAATGGGGAAAAATTAAAAACATGTTAGGTAATTTAGAATCAAGCGTACACTCTTACAATCAACATAACTTTGGATATCTTTTATCTCCATTTAATAATCTAAGTAAATGTTTATTAAACGTATACGATAGTAAAAAGAAAAGCGAATATGGGTGGCATTATGATGCCTCAAGATCTGATATTTATGATGTCAAGCTGACGGTTCTAGTTAATCTATCTGATAAGTATACGGGTGGAAAATTTTGTATATTTAATGGTGAGGAACATGTTGTAGAAGAATTTAAACCCGGCACGTTATTGCTGTTTAAATCTTATATTAACCACAAAGTAACTCCTGTGTTGAGTGGCGTAAGGAAAACATTAACTCTACTTGCTACAGGACCTAAATTAAGATGAGTTTTAAAAAAAACAAATATCAAGTTGTAAAAAATGTTGTTTCAAAAGAAACAGCAGAACTTGCTTTTAATTATTTAAAGATGAGAGAGGCCGCAGAAAAAAAGCTACGTTATTACGGTATCGCTACAAAATGGTTTGGTATTTTTGATGATCCACAAGTTCCCAACTCTTATGCTATTTACGGAGATTATTTAATGGAGACATTATTAATAAATACTTTACCTTTTATAGAAAAGAAAACTTCAACAAAATTAGTTCCAACGTATGCGTACACAAGACTATATAAAAAAGGAAATATTTTACATAGGCATAAAGATAGAGTTAGCTGTGAAATATCTTCTACAATGAATCTTGGTGGTGATGATTGGCCTATTTATATTAATTCAAAAGAAAACATAGGTTTGCCAGAAGTTGATGGGGGTAAGAAAGGTATTACCGCATCTAGCAATGCAAAAGGCACCAAAGTAAATTTAAAACCTGGAGACATGTTATTATATCGAGGAGTAGATTTAGAACATTGGAGAGAGCCTTTTAAAGGTAAGTTATGTGGTCAAGTGTTCTTTCATTACAATGATAAAAATGGACCTTTTAAAACTAAAAATATGTTTGATGGTAGATCTGTTTTAGGATTACCACAAGACTATATAAATGTGAAATTATGATAATTGATACAGATAAATATATACAAGTATATTCTAATTGTTTTGATAAAGTTATTCTAAAAGAAACGATTAAAGAGTTACAGTCGTTAAAAACAATTAAGAAAAGCCCCTCTGAAAATATTAGTAATTCACATTGGGAATCTCATAGCTGGTATAATCCCACAGAAAAAACACTTGAGGCTCGTAAAGATGGAAAAGAATTAGAGTCAACCGGAAAGACAGTAAAACACCATGATGTTATTATGAAAGTATTATTTAATTATATTCTTAAATATGTACAAGATTTAAAGCATAAATCTTTTTATGGGTGGACAGGCTATACTCCAATCTTATTTCATAGATATAAAAAAGGAACTACCATGGCATCGCACATAGATCACATCACAAGTATTTTTGAAGACAAAAAAGGTGTTCCAGTTTTAAGTGTTGTGGGGCAACTAAATGACTCTTTTGAAGGAGGAGAATTTGTAGTATTAGATAAAACAATAAAGATGAAAGCAGGAGATTTATTAATCTTTCCTTCAAATTTTATATTTGAACATCAGGTAAAAAAAATAACTAAAGGAACTCGTTTAAGTTTTATAAGTTGGGTTTATTAAATGAAGATAGCAGTAATAGGAACAGGCACAGTTGGAGTAATGTCAGTTTTACATTTTTTAAAATATATAGAAAAGGCAGAAGTAACTTGCATATATAATCCTAAGAAAAAAATACTAGGCATTGGTGAAAGCAGCAATGTTAACTTACCCTCTTTGTTATGGGAAGCCGCTAACTATAATGTATTTATTGATTCTAAAGAACTAAGCTCAACTGTAAAGCTAGGCGTGCATTATAAAAATTGGAGAAAAAAAGATTTTATAAGTCCCATTCTGCCGACTCATTATGCGATGCATTTTGATAACTTTGCTTTGTCAGAAAAAATGTTTAGTAGAGCTAAAAAGATTTATGGAAAAAGATTTAAAATATTAAACAAAGATATTAAAGAATTAAAACAAAATGATAAAGAGGTTACCGTTTTATTTACAAAAGGTAAAAGCACTTATGACTATGTAATAGATTGTAGAGGTTATCCTGATGATTATTCTAACTACCATATGATTACTTCTCTTCCCATTAACAGAGCGTTTGTTAATCTTATTCCTGAACCAGGTACTTGGGATTATACTTATCACTATGCACATAAAAATGGTTGGATGTTTGGTATACCATTAACACACAGACAAGGATGGGGTTATTTATTTAATGACAACATAACTACAGAGCAGGAAGCAGTTGATGAGATTAACGAAATATTTAAATCAAATAAAACTAAAAAAGATTTAAGGGATTTTAATTTTAAACCATACAGAGTAAAAAGTTTTTTAAATAATAGAATTATTAAAAATGGAAACAGAGCAATATTTTATGAACCTATGGAAGCATTATCCGGTGTGTTTTATGATTTTGTTAATAAATGTTTTTTTGATTATATTCATAATGATATGGATCAAGAAACTTTGAATATACTTCTTGATGAGAGAGCAAAACAATATGAAAATTTTATAGCTTGGGTTTATAATCAAGGATCTATCCACAACACAAAGTTTTGGAAAAATGCAAATAAAATTACTACAGAGCATCTTACTAACAATCCTATATGGGAGAGAACAAAAAAACATTTAAATAAAACTCCGTATAAAGATGACTTGTTTCAAACATGGCCTTTTGGTAAAATATCATGGGACATATTATTAAAAGGATTTAATGCAAGTTTATAAAAATTTTATAGATCAAGTAAGGTTTGATGATTTAGTCGCCATAATGTCATCACCTCAATTTGCATGGTACTATAATCCTGTATTAGACAAAGAGGATTTAGATCCAAATGTTAAACAAAATTTTCAATTTACTCATACATTTTTTAATTTTAACAGAGTACAATCTGAGTATTTTGATTTGCTAACACCTATCTTTATAAAGATAAAACCTATTGCATTAGTAAGAGTTAAGGCTAACTTACTTCTTAATACCGATAAAATAGTTGAGCACGGTATGCATGTAGATTTTAAAAACCCCAAAGTTACAACAGGTATCTTTTATATAAATACTAACAATGGTTACACTAAATTTGAAGATGGTAAAAAAATTAAAAGCATTCAGAATCAATATATAGAGTTTGATTCACAGCTTAAACACACAGGTACAAGTTGCACTGATGCAGAAAAAAGACTTGTTATAAATTTTAATTATATTAAGTGACAATAGTAGAACGATTCTCCAAACACTTAACCGCTATAGAATATCCAAAAGAAAAAACTTCTTGGAACATAGCGGGCATAATAAAAGGACAAAATGCTTTTTACAGATTTGACGTTAGAGATATGTTTACATTACCTGATAAGGGACCTGTTCAAAGTGGGCATCTCAATTCACAAGCTCAAAAAATGGTTCTTGAAGGTAAAAAAGAATGGCTTATTTTAGATCTTGAAGAGCTTCATAAACATATACGCAGAGAAAAGAAGACCGAAGTATACATAAACGATTTGATCTCAGATCTAGAATGGACTATATTTTTGACAAAAAAATAGTATAGTGGGGAGATATGGCATTAAAAAAAGTAAAATTTCAACCAGGCTTTGATAAACAAGGAACTCCCGCTGCCGCTCCAGGTAAGTGGGTAGATGGAGACTTTGTTAGATTTAGATATGGCATCCCTGAAAAGACTGGGGGTTGGCAACAGTTAACCAATGATCAAAATACTTTGCCTGGTGTTGCGAGAGCTCAACACACATGGACATCTTTAGCTGGAGAGAAGTATGCAGCTATAGGAACGTCACAAGGTTTATTCTTATATTATGGTGGTGCTTTTTATGACATTTCACCTTTGGATTCAGCCATAGCGGGAACAGGAACTTTTACAACTTCAGCAGCAGCTGGTGCTACAGTAACCATTAATAAAACTGGACATGGCTTAGAAGCAGGAAGATACATTACTTTATCCTCTGTCTCTATGGGATCTAACACAACGTTGACAGCTGATGATTTTACTACTTACGCTTTTGAAGTTTTAACCACAGCAACTAATTCTTTTACTATTAGTCTAACTAACCCTGCAGCTGGTGTTACAACAACAGAGAACAATGGAACAGGAATGGCTGCGGGTGGATCTTGCACCATTAATCCTTACGCTGTTATTGGACCCACAACTCAAACTCTTGGTTATGGTTGGGGCACATATCTTTGGGGAAACTCTACATGGGGTACAGAACGAGCAACTTCTAATGTTATTTTAGAACCAGGTAATTGGTCGTTAGATAATTTTGGAGAAACTTTAGTAGCTACAATAGCTAACGGTAAATCTTTTACTTGGGATGCTGGAGCTACAAACGCTAGAACAATAAGAGCTGCTCTCATGACGGGAGCGCCTACAGCTTCACGATTAACCATTGTATCTGAAAAAGACAGACACTTATTTCATTTAGGAACAGAGACAACAATTGGAAATACTTCTACGCAAGATCCAATGTTTATTAGATTCTCTGATCAAGAGTCAACATCTGTATATCAACCAACAGCTATCAACACAGCAGGAACATTTCAATTAGATAAAGGAAACAAAATTGTAGCTGCGGTTCAAGGTAAGGATTATATTCTAATTTTAACAGATCAAGCAGCTTATGTTGCTCAATTTGTTGGACCCCCATTTACATTTAGTATTAGACAAGTAGGAACCAATTGTGGTTGTCTTGGACAACACGCTGTATCTTTTGCACAGGGCTCAGTATTTTGGATGGGTGTATCAGGAGGCTTTTTTCAATTCGACGGTACCGTTAAACAATTACCTTGTTTAGTTGAAGATTTTGTATTTACTACAGGTGATGGAAACTTGGGTTTAAACTTCAATGCTAGTGAAATTGTTTATTCAGGTCATAATAGTTTGTACACAGAAGTAAATTGGTTTTATCCAAAATCAGGATCTACACAAATTGATAGAATTGTTACTTATAATTATGGTGAAGCAAGTTGGTACACAGGATCTTTAGATCGAACAACATATCAAGATGCCGATGTTTTTACAGCACCTTATGCAACCGATTACATACCAAAAGATCAAAGCGGAACTAATGACCCGTCTGACGTTCCTTTATTTCCTATATCAGGAATTACTAATACTTATGGGTCTACCGTCTATTACGTCCACGATATAGGCACAGATCAAATTAACAGCACAGGTACAAGTGCCATTGCTGCGTTTATTAGATCCTCTGACTTTGATATTGATGACGGAGAATTTATAATGTCAATGAGAAGATTTATTCCTGACTATAAACAAATTGTAGGTAACTCAAAAATTTCATTGTTTATAAGTGACTTTCCTTCTGAGACTCAAACTGTTTCACCGTTAGGACCATTTACAATTACCAGTACTACAAAGAAAATAGATACTCGAGCAAGAGGAAGATTGCTTAGTGTAAAAATAGAAAATGAATCAGTGGGAGAGACTTGGAGATATGGATCTTTAAGACTTGATGCACAACCTGATGGTAGAAGATAGTGACTAAAATTACATCATATATACCAGAACCTACACCAGATTATAATCCACAAAATCAAAGACAAATTTTAGAATCCTTGACAACAATGAAGCAACAGCTTAATACTACATTCTTGAATGAACAAAAGGAAGAACTAGAAAGGTTTAATTTTTTCAATGGCTAATATTTATCTCAACGCTAAAAAAGATTTAACAGATACAAACCTTACAACTCTGTATACATGTCCCTCTAATTCTAGAGCTATTGTAAAATCTTTGTTAGTAACTGAAGATGCTAACTCAGGGACAGAAATTAATATTACATTGGTTGATTCTTCTGCAGCCATATTTAATATTGTTAAAGATAAAACTATATCAGCTAAAGCTACAGAACAAATTCTTACAGAACCATTAATTATGATGGAAGGTGAAATCCTAAAAGTTCAAGCAACTCAAGCAAATGAGTTATTTGCAATAGCGTCAATTTTAGAAATGAATAGAGATGACAACTAAGATAAAATGCGAAACTGTTTATACGTGGCGTAACACGAAAACAGGAGAAGTTTTTAAAGAAGAGAAAGCAGGACCCGATATTGTAAAAGACTGTACAGTAAAGGTAGATCCAAAAGGACTAGAAATAATACAGAAAGTAATGCAACAACAGAATGATAAACCAAAATCCTAAAGGTGGGACTGAACTACAATTAGAATACCTATCTAAATACGTTGATAAAGACTTATTAGACAAAGTACAGATTACAACATCTGTGCCTGAAAAGATTCCATTACATCCAACTAAACCGAATGTATTATGGCAAAAGAATTCTTGGGATCAGCCCAATATCTACCCCTGGTTTAATGATCCCAAGAATACCAACAAATACGATATGTACGTATTTAATTCTCATTGGAACTTAGAACAATTTCGTAAAGTATTTAAGATGCCTTTAGATAAATGTACTGTAATTAAAAATGGTATTGATGAAATACCTATGAGAAAACCTTATCAAAAAGGTGAGCCCATAAAGCTTATTCATCATTGCACTCCTTGGAGAGGACTATCTGTATTGCTTGGTGCTATGCAACTTGTAAAGAGTGATGTAACTCTAGATGTATATTCTAGCTGTGAAGTATATGGAAAAGAATTTGCTGAAAAGAATGATCCTCAGTATCAAGGTTTATATGATCAAGCTAAATTATTAAAGAATGTAAATTACATAGGATACAAACCTAATAGTTATATTAAAGAACATTTAAAAGATTATCATATGTTTGTTTACCCAAGTATCTGGGAAGAGACTTCTTGCATCTCGGCCATTGAATCTATGGCTGCGGGTCTTTACTGTGTGCTCACGGACTTCGGAGCTCTTTATGAAACTTGCGCTGAATATGCTTTGTACATTCCTTTTGATAATAACTACAAAGCTTTATCTCAAAAATTTGCTTACGCTATTGATGCGGTCGTACCAAC